GCTGCCCACACCAGCCACCGCCGCACCCGCAATGCCGGACGCCACAAGGGAGCCCGTGGTGTACGACGTCACGCCCGCCGCAGTGGTGACAGTGCTGCCATAGGCCGCAAGGTAATATTGCTGCGTCACCACCGCCGCCACCATCACGGCCAACATGGCAATGGTGCGCCCCACGCTGGAGCCGCCACCGCCGCCCCCCTGCACGCAGGGGCACACGGCTACGCACTGCCCGCCGCGCGGGATGATGTCCCCGGCGCGGTCCGTGACCAGCGCGCCGTCCACGCCAATCTCCCAGCCAAAGGCCGGGGTGAGGGCCGGGCCAAGGCGCGCCAGCTCCGCGTCCGCAATGGCCTTTACGCTGCGGCCAGCCACGGGCACGGCGGGCAGAATCACGCGCGAGGCGTGCGGGTCAAAGGGGTTGCGGATAAGCGTGATCTGTACGGTGTCAGCCATGGCGATAGAACCCCTCCACGCGCCGCGCCCAGTACGGGTGCGACAGCGGCACAATGTGCGAGCCGCATTTTGAAATGGTATGCAGCACCCGCCCGTCACCGATGTACGCGCCCACATGATTGCATACGCCCGGCAGGTCCGGGCTGGAGAACAGCACCAGACACGGCTCCTCGGGCGCGGGAATGCGCCGCCACGCGCCGCGCGCGGCGTCCACGGCGCATCCGGCCTGCGCGGCGGATAGCGCGCCCTCGCGGTAGTCCGGCAGGGCCTCGCCGTAGCGCGCCAGCACCTGCCGCACCAGCCCCCAGCAGTCGCAGCCGCTGGGGGTGCCGCCGCCAGCCACAAAGGGCACGCCCACAAGGTCCGTCAAATCAGGTCGGCTACACATACACCGCCTCCGTGCCGCAGCCGGGAAACCCGCCAAAGATCACGCTGCGCGCCTGCCCGTCATAGTGCTGGCCATAGTCGGCATCGGCGGCGGAGCACGGCGCGTGCTTGCGGCAGGCGGCAAGGGTCTTCTCGCAGTCGCGGGCGTAGATGCACTGCGCGGGCCGGGTGTAGCGGCATACATTGTTCAGGATGCGCTGGGTGGGGAAGCGGCGGCGAAAGGGATTGGACGCGCCAAGGGAAAACGTCACCCACTGCGTGGAGGCAGACGCCGCCGTGCAGAGAAAGTGCAGCTCCAGCATGGCGGGTTCATGGAGTAGGTCGGAGTTCACCACGCGCAGCACCACGACGGAGCCAACGCCGCCGTCGGTCTCCTCCAAGTAGCGCTGGATGGCGCGGGTGACGTTGCTCACGCGCAGTTCCAGCGCGGGAATCTCGCCGCCTCCGGCCTCGCCCATGTCCCCCAGCTCAAAGGGGAAGGCAAACCACTCGCGCCCGTCCCATGTCACGTCGTCCGTGTTGGCGCACAGGCACAGCTCGCGCCCGTCCGGCAGGCGGATTTCCAGCAGCACCAGCTCCACGCCGGTGCTGGACAGCTTGTTTTTCTCCAGTATCTGTGCGGCTGATAAGGGATGCACTAGGCTTCCTCCAGTTCCACGCGCACCTGCCAACGGCCGGGCGCTGCGTAAGATATGCTCAAGCGGTCCGAGGCAAAGCGGGCCTTAACTTCGCGCCCCTGTGTCGTCGGAACGGGAAACGTGAAAACGCGCCCTTGATATTCGTCAAAGAACGCCTCCAGCGCGTCCTTGTCCGCCGTGGGCATCGCGCCCCAGCCAAGGGAATACACGCGCCGCGTGCGCGTCACGCGTGAGCGCGAATGCACCACGCCGTTCTCAAATTCGGTGCGCAGCTGGGGGCGCACCGGGTTGTAGGAAAACGCCGACGGGCCGACGATGTTAGGCCACTGTGCCATGCGGTCCCCCTAGTAGCGCCCGGTGAATTCACCAAGGCCTTCGGTGTTCATTTCCACGGCCTCCATCCAAATGCGGGCGATGGTCCGGTGCGGGGTGTCCTGCACCTGCTGGGTGCGGGCCACGCGCATTTCCTTGCCGGACTCGTTGATCACTTCAATTTTCAGCTCCTGCGGCTGAGTGGGGGCGGCGGGTGCGCGGGGCGTGGTGATGTTCACCGGAATGGCGCGCCCGTCCGGCAGCGGCACGTGGGCCTCCATGGGGTACCGCCCCTCAGACACCCACGCGAGCTGCGGGCTGGTGGAGACGCCGCCGTTGGCATAGCCTGTGAGGCCCGCGTCCCGTAGGCTGGAAAAGTCCGTCTGTGCGCCTCCGCCGCCAAACATGCCGCCAATTGCGCCGGACAAGCCTTTAGCCAGCGGCCCGGTAATGCTCTGCTGAATCATCATCCGCGACAGATCGGCGGCCCAGCTGGTCACCATGTCCCGCCAGGCAAACTTGCCCGTGGTGCACACGTTCACCAGCTGGTCCTCCAGCGAGCGCAGCCCACCGCCGAAAATCTGCTCGGTCTGCGCCGCCGCGTTGCTGGCTTCATCAATGTACGCATCCAGCGCCCGCGCCATCCCGTCCGCCGCCTCGCGCGAGGCGGCAAGGCGCTGCTCTTCGACGCCCTCCAGCTTGGCGGACAGCCACTCCTGCACCTGCAGCCTGTCCGCCCCGGCCCGCTCCCACGCCTCGGCCTGCGCGCGGGCCGCCTCCTCGGCAAGGGCGGTTTCGCCCTGGGTGGCGCGCACGTATTCGGTGTGGAAGTCGGCGAGGGCCTGTTTCTGCTTGGCGATGGCGTCGGAAAAGGCCGCCGTGTCAATCTCATAGCCTGCAAGTTGTGACGCAGCCCACTTGTCAATGTCGGTTTGGAAGTCGTCGGTAAAGGCCGACGCGAGGAAGGACGGCGCATCAGAAGATTGCGCCGCAACCACAGGGGGCTCGGGCTGCTTCGTGGCAGTGGGCGTTACCGTGGTGGTAACGGAAGCCGCCTTCGCGGAGTGCTTCTTTTGCTCCGCTTCCACGACGGCCTTGGCCGCCTTCTCGGAGGCGGCCACCTCGGCTTGCGCCATTTCTTCAATGGCTGCCTGCAACTCCTTGATGTGCTCTTGCGCGGCGGCAATGTCGCGCAAGTACCGGGGGCCAAAGGTCTCTTTGTCTATGCCCCTGAGGTCGGCATAGGTTTCCTGCAACTTGGCAAGCCGGACTTGCTCCTGATGCATCACTGCTGTGAGCTTGTCGGCTTCGCTCACGCCCTCAACCTGCTTCGTCAGCTTTTGGAGCTGCCCGGCGGCGGCAACCACCAGAGCAATAGCCACGCGAGCTTTTGTGCCGCCAACCAAAGCACCAACAAGCCCCATCTCCTGAATAATCGTAGGCAGGGAATTCCACCCCTTGAGCGTCGTGGAAAACAGGTTGCCAATATCCTCGCCCAAGGGCTTCAAGGAGTCCGCAAAGCTCGCCACATCCTTCCCGAACTCTGCAAAATCGTCCTTATTTTCAGTCACAAACTTGCGGAACCCTTGCGACGCCTCAAGCACAGCCGGCGCCAGCTCCTCGCCGATGTCGGCGGCGGCCATGTTGAGGGTGTTGCGCGTCAGGTCCATCTGCTTGCGGAAGGACTTGGAGGCCTCCGTGGCTTCGTCGGTCAGCGCGGTCCCGTTTTTCACCTCCTGCAGGGCAATGCGCAGGGCGCGGCCCACTTCGTCGCTACGGGTGGCAATGGTCGGCAGTACCTTGAGGATTTCCTCGCCCTTGAGGCCGAACTTCTCCAGCTCCGCCGCCGCGCTGCCGCCGCGGTCAATCACATCGCCAAGGCCAGCCACAAACACACGGAACGCCTCGGGGGAATCCGTGGCAAAGATGCGGCGCAACTCCGCCCCGGTGCGCCCTGTCAGGCGTTCCAACTCGCGCAGCTGGTCCCCGCCCGCGCGCAGGCTGGCGTCAATGGCGCGGAACACGCGCCCAACGGCAGAGCCGCCAAGCTCCGCGCGCACGCCCATACTCTTGAGCGCTGCGCCCAGGGCAGCAGCCTCCGCGCTGCTTACTTCAAAGGCAGCCGTGGCCTGCCCCACCTCGGTGCCCACGGCTGCAATTTCGCTTTCCGTGGCCGCGAACTGGTTGCCCAGCGCCACGATAACGGCGCCGAGGGTATCCACCTCGCCGGCGGCCTCGCCGGCCACGTTCAGCATGCGGGCCAGTGTGGTGGCCGCCTGCTCCCCTTTCATGTCCGTGGCCATGCCCAGCATGCCCACCGTTTCCGTAAACGCGAGGATATCGTCCCGGCCCTGAACGCCCAGCTGCCCCGCCGCTTGAGCAATAGCCACCAGCTCACCCGTTGTGGCAGGGATTGAGGTGGTCAGCTGCTGGATGTCTTCGCCAAGCCCGGCCAATGCGTCGCCGCTCAAGCCCGTCGTCTTCTTGATGCCGATGAGTCCATCGTCCAGCGTGGCAAACTGGTCCAAAACATAATCCACCGACAACGCAGCACCCAGCCCCGCCAAGGCACTATCAAGGGACAAAACCTCCCCACGTAACCGCTTGAAGGACTTCCCGGCCCCAGAAGCTGTGCGCTTGGCAACCTTGCCAAAATGGGCCTGCTTTTCAGTCGCCTTGCGGGTCCCCTTTTCAACCTTGCCCATGTCATCGACAATCCGCTTCAGTTCGGCGCTTGTCTCGTTTTGGGCGGCAATAACCAAATCAATGCGTTCTTGCTTTCCCACGCTCACCTCCTCGCCTCAATCACTGCACCGCCCCGCGCTCGTACGCCGTCCCGCAGGAGCTACACGCCAGCGCCAGCCCCGTGCCGAACGTTCGCGCGCACTTGTCCACACACTGCTCGCCGCACGCGGCGCCCACTCCTTGCCGGGGCTGGGGCGGCGTTTCGGCGGGCGCGCTCTTTGGCGGCCACGCCACGCCCATAAAGGCCAGCACGGCCTCCTGAAACACCGCTTCGCGCTGGGCGTGCATCAGCCATGGCTCGATTTCGTCTCCCCGCACGGTCCACAGCACGCGCTCGCGCTTTGTGATGTCGCCCCGGCAGAGGAGCACGGTCCATCGCTCGATGTGCTCTCGCAGTTCTCCCCAGCCGATTCCCGGCGTGTTGCGGCCACCACCGCCCCCAGCGCATTGCGCGCCGTCCCGGCCGCCACCAGCTCCTCGGCCAGATTCGGCCAATCGAAAAAATCCCGCACCGCCTCCTGCGCCACCGCGCCGGGGCACGTCTCGGCAAGGGTCGCGGCCAGCGCGGGCGTGTCCTTCTCCGTCAGGCGCACGCCCTGCGGCGTCAGCACCACGGCCAAAAACTCCGGCAGCATTTCGCCAAGCACCTGCGCAAAGTCCTCAGCGTTTTTCATCACGCCCTCCGGCACACTGGTAAGCAGTGTAGACAGCTGGAGCAGCTGCCCCAGCACCGGGCGGCGCTGCTCATAGGTTGCCCCGCCAATCTCGTATGTCTTCACGTCGTCCATGTTTCCTCACTTATGTTTCGCCCGCTTACGCGCAGCCACTGGCAGGATTGCAAGCATCGCTAAAAGTAGATCAGCCGGAACTCGTCATCCCCGCGCTCACCCTTCAGCTCAAAGCTCATGGAGTACGTGCGCTTGCCTTCGCGGTCCTCGTAGCCGGGGGCCTGCGCGTGCTGGGCGCTGGGAGCCAGTACCAGCACGCGGTTTCCGGGCTGGTCGCCCACCAAAGCCTGCACCCGCGCCAGCGCGCCCGTCTCCCACGCGGCAAAGGGGTTATCGTTGTCCAGGCTGTCGGCCTTGGGGTCCAGCGTGCCCGTGGGCGTGCGGTCCGTGATGCTGTAGCCGCGCACGCCGTCCGGAGCGTTCACGTCCTCGTCGCGGGTCACAGTATTTGCCAGGTCAAACTGCACGCTCGTCACACCGCGCGGCGCATACCCGCCAACGCTAAGGCCCATGTCCACAGCCAGCGGCGGCAGTGTCGGGTCCAGATGGGGCACGGGCTGCTCCGCCTCCACGGGCCGCACGTAGCGCCCGCTGAATTGAAAGCTAAAAATGCCGGGCGCGCCGTTGGGCAAGTCCAGGCTGAACGTCCCGCGCGCTCCGGGCAGTACATGCTTGTGCCCGTCAAAGTAGGTGTGCAGGGTTACCGACGCCATGCCCACAGGGTCAGACACCGGGCAATACTGCCAGCCCGTCACCGGATTGCCGCTGGCCGCAACAGACGCGCCACCATCAGCGGCCAGCGTGTCCTCAGCGCCAAAGCTCCCGGCCACGTCCTCCAGCACCAGGCCGGTCACACCATGTGCGGCCACCACAGCCACCACCACGCCGGACGCCGCACTCCCGGAGCCGGTCACCACCTCGCCGGGGGCAAACCCGGCAGGCGCTGCCGCCGTGGGCACAAACACAACCGGCGCGGCCTGCATGGCGCACGCGGTGAGCAGCGCGTCCGTTTCCGGCTTGTTCACGGCGTCAGCCTCTATGCCGCCGCCGCGCAGTTCATGGCGCCCCGTGTAGCCGGATGCCAGCTTGCCGTTCACGTGGGGCACGGGCGACAGTGTGGACGATACGCGGTCATTGCTCACGGCCTCGCCCTGCGGGTTCACTGCCGCGCCAGACAGCATCATCAGCGCGTCAGCGGACGTTGGCGCGGCGTCCTCGCCGTAGGCGGGTTCGGCCTTGGCAAACAGTGCTTGCCGGGTGGTCAGCTTCTCTACAAACGGCATACAAGCCTCCTAATGAAGTGAGTCATGAAATGAGAGGGCGTACCCATAAAACGCCCCAAACCCCGCCCCGGACCACTGCCGGTCGGGCGGGGCAGGCACAGGCGTCGTGGGGATGTCCATAGCAAGGAGCGCCCGCGCCGCGCAGCGCTCCACCAACTCGGCAAGGCGCTCATGCACCGCGCGGCCGGGCTGGTACTCGTAGCCTTCCGGGGCCACGGCCCAGCCGCCCACCGGAGCGAACACCGCCACAATCAGCAGGTGTTCACGGTCCAGCAAATCAGCGGAGCGGGAGCGGTCATCCGTGGCAATCTGCACAACGGGCAGCGAGTCAAATTCCGGGGCGTCCTGCGGGTCGTAGCCCGCCACCACGCGGAGCGGCCCGCCCAGCATGTCCCCGCACAGCGCCACTATCTCCCCGTCCTGAA